AGGGGCCGTGGATCAGGAACAGGAAATGATGCTAAAATCTCGGCAGGGGAGGCGGCAGGGGGCGCGAGGTCGGCGATCTTTACTCACTGGCTCTACTGCTGCTGGCTTCTATAATAGGTTTATTTCATAATGATAACTGATCCCATAGCAAAGAATTACCTTGAGCATTACGAAAAGGCCAAGGCAAAGCGTGAGAACTTCATTCCCCTTTTTGAAGAGTGCTATGAGTATTCACTTCCGCAACGTGAGTCCTTCTACGCAGAAACGGCTGGACAGCGGCGGGATGATAAAATATTTGACGAGACTGCTGTTGTTGGCGTTCAAGAGTTTGCTTCCCGATTGCAGTCGGGCTTAGTTCCTAACTTTGCTAGATGGGCAGATATGACTGCTGGCTCTGAAGTTCCAAAAGAACAACGTGACGCAGTTAATAATGATCTTGATGAAGTAACTGAATACATCTTTGAGGTAATCCAGAACTCTAACTTCTCCCAAGAAGTTCATGAGTCCTTCATGGATTTAGCTGTTGGTACTGGTGTTTTGGTTGCGGAAGAGGGGGACGCAATAAATCCTATTAGGTTTGCGGCTATCCCCCTGCCCCACGTTGTTCTTGATACTGGGCCTGATGATCGTATTGATCATGTGTATAGAGAGCGGAAGGGGATACGATTTAATCAGTTAGAAATTCTATATCCTGATGCAGTTCTAAATGACCAGATAAAAGGGCAGATGTCCTCTGGTGGAAACAATACTACTACTGTTCTTGAGCTTGTAGTTCGTGATTATTCTCGCAGGAATGAAGAGGCTTATATTAGTTATGCTTTTTGCTTAACAACTAAGAGTGTTATTTATAGTAATAATTTAATTGGCATTGGGTCTAATCCGTTTATTTGTTTCCGCTGGGCTAAGTGCGCTGGGGAAGTGTATGGGCGTGGCCCACTTATTAATGCGCTATCGGCAATTAAGACAACGAACTTAACCATTGAGCTTATTCTTGAGAACGCGCAGATGGCTATCTCTGGCATTTATCAAATGGATGATGATGGCATTGTAAATCCAGATACCATATCTTTGGTTCCGGGATCTATAATACCAAAGGCTATTGGCTCTGGTGGATTGCAACCTATTCAAGCGGCTGGCAACTTTGATGTAGCTCAACTTATACTTTCGGATATGCGCTTAAACATTAAACGTGCATTGTATAATGATATGCTTGGGAATCCTGATAAAACCCCTGCTACTGCAACTGAGGTTGCAGAACGTATGGCTGATTTATCTCGTCGTATTGGCTCTGCGTTTGGTAGATTACAAGCCGAGTTGGTGCAGCCAGTATTGCAGCGAGTTGTTTACATACTTAAAAAGCAAGGACGTATAGAAATACCTACGGTTAATGGTCGTGAGGTTAAGGTTAAGTCTATATCTCCTCTTGCACAAGCACAGGCAAATCAAGACATTTCTTCCGTAGCTCGTTTTCTAGAGCTTGTTCTAAGCACCTTTGGGCCAGAGGTTCTTAACCTACTTATTAACTCTGAGGAAACAGCAGCGCATCTTGCTAAGAAGTTTGGTGTACCTGACGCCTTGATTCGTGATCCCGAAGAGCGTAAGCAAATAGTTGCAATGGCGCAGCAAATGCAGCAGCAACAAATGCAGCAACAACAAGCTATGCCAGAGGAACAACAACAGGAGATATAATGGCTGCTTCAAAAGCAAACATTGGAATTGATGGTTATCAAAGAGCCGCAGGTAACGACAAAGAAATAAGTTTAGTTGTAGCTCAACTATTTGGAACAGATTCTGGACAGGCGGTTTTAAAGTATTTAAAATCAATTACAATACAACAAGTGCATGGCCCCAACGTAACTACAGAAGAGTTGCGTCATATGGAAGGCCAGAGATATATTGTTGCTTTGATTGAATCACGAATAAACCACGCACATAAGGTAAAGAATAATGTCTGAGTCTTTATTAAATGAATCGTCTGAACCCACAGAAACAGTTAGCGAAGTTACGCAAACGCAAACCGATAGACCGAATTGGTTGCCTGAGAAATTTAACTCGCCAGAGGATTTGGGCAAGGCGTACAATGAATTATCTACGAAGCTGGGTTCAAAGGAAGAAGACCTAAAGGCAGCTTGGCAAGAGGAAATGCAACAGGCTGCATACGCTGATCGCCCTGCCACTAAAGGAGATTACATACTTCCTGATAGTATTGATCCAGAATCAGCAGTTGATAACCAATTACTTGAATGGTGGTCGGAACATTCTTTTGAAAGCGGCCTTGGTCAAGAAGAGTTTCAAAAAGGCATTGAGCTATTTACTGATGTTCTTGAGGGAAACCAACCTGATCTTGAGGCTGAAGCTAAGCTACTTGGTGATTCTTCGGGTGATAGAATTGAGGCCGCTAGTCTTTTTGCTAATCAGTTTTTCCCAGAAGAAAGTTTAGATGCAATACAACGTATGTGTGAAAGCGCTGGTGGTATTGTTGCGCTTGAACATATTATGGAAAAGATGAAGTCTCCATCATTTATGGGTAACACTTCCCCTACTACGCAACTTACTGAGGACTCTCTTCGCACTATGCAAAACGATGAGCGTTATTGGAATCCACAAAAACGTGACCCTCAGTACGTTAAACAAGTTCAAGAGTCTTACCAGAAGCTATATGGTTAAACCTTTATTTAGTCATGGGGGCTTTGATTTAGTTCCCATGCAGAAGCGTCACATAGTTCCATTTTTAAATGATATGGCAGCTTATAATATTGCTGAATATCAAGATGAATCTGATAATTTGCTTTCTATTTTAATAGACATGCAGAAGCATGAGGACTGTTTTGTTGTTGAAAAGAACGGCAGTCCTATTCAAATAGTTGGTGTGCAGGCGATTGGAAACCAACAGTCTCAAATGTGGTCAATGTTTACAAACGAAATGGAAAGAAGTTGGATAGGCGTCGTTAAATTTTCCCCAAGAATAATATCTTATATTCACCAAACATACTATGAGATTCATCTTTCAGTAAATGCTGAAGATTTAGGCGTAATCAAATGGATGATATGGCTGGGGTTTTCTATATCTAGCACCGTTGAGGACGAGTCTGGAGATACCTATGTTCAATTTGTGCGTTGCAATCCTGATAGAAAGAATGTTTACGCTCTATCATCACGGCCCGTAATGCACTGAGTAGCCCGTTAGGATACCTACGTTGAGGATGCAGAAGGATACCCAAGGTACAAATGCAACCTTAATAAAGGACTCTTGAAATGGCTAATACAATAGATACAGCCTTCATCAAGCAGTTTGAATCCGATGTGCATTTAGCATATCAACGTATGGGTTCTAAGCTGCGGAATACGGTTCGTACTGCAAACGCTACTGCGTCTGTTGTTCGGTTCCAAAAAATTGGTGCTGGCGTAGCCACTACCAAATCTCGCAATGGTAATGTCACTCCGATGGAATTGGCGCACACCACTGTTGAAGCAACAATGACTGACTTCTATGCTCCTGAGTATATTGATAAGCTGGACGAGTTGAAGACTAACATCAACGAGCGTCAAGCTGTTGCTCAATCTGCTGCTGCTGCTCTTGGTCGTAAGACTGACGAGTTGATTTATGCAGCTATGGATGCTGGTGCTAGTAGCACTCAGATTCACGATACAAGTTCTGCTATTGAAATAGCTGACATTTTATCACTGTTTGAAACTATGGGCGTTGCTAATGTTCCAGAAGACGGACAGCGTTATTTAGCTATGCACCCTAAAGGCTATGCTGATCTGTTTGCAATTACTCAGTTTGCATCGTCCGACTTTGTTGGTGAGCAGAATCTGCCATTTGCTGGCGGTATGACCATGAAGGAATTTATGGGCTTTAAGATATTCTCTACTTCTGCTGTAACAGGCGGTAAGAATATGGCTTATCATACCTCTTCAATCGGTCTTGGTATTAACGCAGAAGTTGCTACTGAGGTTAATTATGTTGCTGAAAAGGCATCTCACCTTGCAAACTCCATGATGTCTATGGGCGCAGTCGCTATTGACGCCAACGGCATTTATGAAGTTCTGGACAACAACGGTTAAGGAAGGATTTTATAATGGCTTACGCAGCAGCAGGTCTACATCGTATCGGAGGTGCTAGTGGTGCCGCCCTTTGGATGTACCGAACAGCAGACGCGATTGCAGCAATCAACTCTGCAGGTTACTTTAATGATGCAGCAGCAATGCTGAACATTCGTGATCTGATTATTGTGCAGGATACAAACACACCTACAACTAACTTTGCAACTGTATTGAGTAATACTGGTTCAATAGTAGATGTGTCTGATGGCACGGCCGTTGTTGAAACAGACAGCGATTAAGGAGAGGGGGCTTCGGCCCCCTTACTACTTAAATGGCAGTAACAAGCACCTCATCCGATTCACCCGTTGATATATGTAGTCGCGCTTTGATTCTTATCGGAGCCGAGCCTATTACATCATTTGATGACGGAAACAATGAAGCCTTAGTTTCTTCTAATATGTATGAAGATGTTGCTCAATCTTCTTTGGTAAATACCAGATGGAGGTTTGCAACTAACCAAGAAGTTTTAAATAGATTAACTGACGCGCCAACTGGTCGTTATGAAGCGGCATATCAAATGCCTAGTAGCTCTTTAATGCTTCACACCTTAACCGTTAATGGCTTTAATCTTGAGTACCAAACATACAGTGATAAAGTATTTTGTGATGCAAATGCTTCTGATAGTGTTATTGCTGATTTCTCTTATAGAGTAGACGAACAGTATTGGCCTTCTTACTTTGTTATTGCAGTTCAATTTCAACTTGCTTCTATATTTGCTGTATCACTAGCGCGTGACGCTAATCTATCTGCCCTTATGGAGCAGAAAGGTGCAATCGCTATGGCAAAGGCTAGGGGTTTAGACTCTCAAGCTCAGACAAATCGCAAGCTGGATGTGTCTAGGTTTATTTCTAATAGGCGCAGCTAATGCAAAAAATCCAAGTCCCAATAACTAACTTTCAGTTTGGAGAAGTTAGCCCTTCTTTGACATCAAGAACTGATACACCCGTATATGGGGCTTCGGCTCAGAAGGTAGAGAACTTCTTTCTCAGGTCTGAGGGTGGGGTAATTAAACGCGCTGGTCTAAACTTTATCTATAAATTTGCTGACATAACTTACAACAGTGCAAAGATACAGCAATCTAGGTTGTTACCTTTTATCTTTTCTGATGATGAGCAATATATAGTTTCTATGGAAAACGCCAAGGTTAGGGTGTTTAAGATTGATCCATCTAGCGGTGCAATAACTTTAACTTCTACATTATCAGCAGATGTAGATAGTGCTGCCCTCCCCTTCTCAGATTCTTTTATGCACGAATATACATTTGCCCAAGCTGGCGATGTTATGTTTATATGCCATCCGACATTTATGCCAAGGCAGTTAGTGAGGACTAGTCTTACTGCTTTTCAAATTGAGACTTTTATATTTGATGGCAGGTCTGACGCAAAACAAATCTATCAGCCTTTCTATAACTTTCATGGCTTAGGCATTACCCTTGATCCAAACGGAACTACTGGAAGCGGAAAGACTCTAACAACAAGTGCAGCTTACTGGGATACTACTGGCAGTCAGGCAAATGGTAACTATGCAAATTCTTTACACGTTGGGCTTACTGTTCGTTATCGTGGTAAGGAAATACAAATAACTTCTGTTCAGTCTGCAACTCAGGCAACTGGAACTATACTTGAAGAACTGTTTGTACAGCTAGACGTTGACGCATTTAGAACTGTTGATGGTGCAGCCACTATTGAAGTAACCCAAGTTAATCATGGCATGAAGGTTAATGACTCTGTAGTTATTTCTAGGGCTTCTGCTGTTGGAAACATTGCGTCTTCTAATCTTAATGGCACTCGCACTGTTAATAGTATTGTTGATGATAATAAATACACCTTTGATGCTGGTGGTAATTCCAACGCTACTGTTGATGGTGGAGGTGCGCCAAGAGTTGTAACTCATGCACCAACCTCTCAATGGGATGAGCAGTCTTATTCCGCGCTTCGTGGCTTTCCTTCTGCTGTTACCTTCCATGAAAACAGATTGGTATTTGCTGGTACGATTGCACAGCCTGATTCAATTTGGATGAGCAAGTCGGCATCATATTATAACTTTGATGTAGGTACTGCTGCTGACGCTGATTCAATTCACATCACCGCTGCCGTTGGTGAGATCAATCAGATTAGGCATCTTGTGTCTAATCGTGACTTACAAGTGTTTACTGCTTCCTCTGAAATGTTTATACCTTCATTTGATACTAGCCCTGTCACTCCTACTAACGCTCAGATTCGTAGACAAACACCGTTTGGTGTGGATTTTATTCGCCCTCAACCTATGGATGGAGCAACTGTTTTTGTGCAAGCTGGTGGGGCTATTGTTAGAGAGTATCTATTTTCGGATAGTGAGTCTGCATACACGGCTGTTCCAGTATCATCTTTGTCTTCCCATTTAATAAACGTACCTATTGAAATGAACACGTTCTATGGGGCATTAGATCGCTCTGAAAGTTACATCTTTGTTTTAAATGCTGACGGAAAAATGGGTGTGTTTAATTCTAATCGTGCAGAAAAACGTGCTGGTTGGGTAGAGTTCACAAGCCAAGGTAAGTTTCATTCTACAGTCACGATAGATGATAGGGTATTTGCCAATGTTGCATTTCCTATGGGTGATGATTCAACGCGCATTGTTTTGTGTGAGTTCAAGTCTGGCTTTAATACGGACATGTCTTCAACCTATGCGGCTACCAGCACTAATAGCGGAATCTTTACAGTCTCTTCTCAATTCGCAAACGGTGCTGTTGTTAATGTTATTAGTGGCAACAATTACATTGGGGAGTTTACTGTCAGTGGTGGTAATGTTGATGTTAGTTCTGTTGAGTTATTAAACTCTGCTGAGATTGGTTATAAGTTTGACGTTACTTTAACTACCAATCCTATTGATGCTAACTTATCTGGTGGCCCTGTTAGTGGACAGATTAGAAGCATTGCTAGTGTTATCACTGATTTAAACAGCACTCTTTCTGCTAGTGTAAACGGCACTAACTTAATTATTAGACAGGTAACTGATGATATGTCTAATCAACAAAGTCCTTTTACTGGACGTAAAGAGTTTAGATTAATGGGATATGGACG